AATTCCAGTTCGGATATAGAATTGTTGATCTCCTATGACACGATCACCCACAGAAACCTTTTTTTCACTATACACTTCTGCTCCATTAAATGCTGCTTCCTTTACCAGAGAACCGTTCGCATACATCTGCAAACGAGTTGTGTTTGTGGCGGCAGAATATTCAGAAATGAAAACCAAATGCGTCCATCGGGAGGTAATGTTGTATGGAGCATTCCACTGAACAAACTTCTGACCACCAATATTCATGCTCCAAAAGTAGACGTTAGCAGTGGTGTACGAGCCATAATACGGAAGCCCTCCCGAACCAGCAAACATTTTAAGTTCGCCATCTGTTGGAGTTGATGGCTTGACCCACGCTTCCCATGTCATTTTCTCCCTGTTCGTCGGAATGACATCGGAGTTTGTGGTGATGACAGTGCTTTTCCCATCAAACACAATCGAATTGGTTCCTGTGGCAGGACGACCCAACACAGAACTGATTGCGCCAGATGGGCTAGTGTCGTAAACAGTTCCAACACCGTTGTTAAGCAACTCTTCAATGCTTGGTTCGGTTCCGTCTACAATATCAATTCGCGGACGGAAGAACAGAGTTTCCGCACCAGGAACCGTGTCTGCGTAGTGCAGTACTCGTAGTCTGGATGTACTCGTCGCAGCAGATCCCCATATCAAATCATTATAGGCACCACCCGCACCACCAGAAAGCGGAGCGTAGGTGAGTCCGTTTCCGCTTCTTACATAGAATCCACTATACGGATCGTTTCCTCCTGTAGCAGTTCCAAAAGGATGCACATGACCAACAACAAGAATCCATGTGTCTTGTTTCCCAGTAAACTCAGAGGATCCAGAACTATTTGCAGTGAAATATGCATTAGTCTGTGCTGTACCGTTAAACTTGCTGGTATAAGATGCGTTTGCTGCTCCAAAGTAAAAAGTTCCAGTGCCAAGCACTTTTCTATTCACCCAAACCGAATATCGGTATTTCTTTGTTCCAACGATTGGCACTGCGCCACCAATGAATCCACCGTTTGGATTGAACGCGGCATTCGTGTCTATTGTAGAGTGATTTTCTGCTCGCCAAACAGTCTCCATGTTTCCCCAAGGATCAGGATACCGCTGTATGGAGTTCGTCATGGGGCTTCCGTAGAGAGTAGCCCACGAAGGATAACTGCTCGTTGTACGAGAAGCGCGACCGTCAATGTCTCCCTGATTGTAAGGAAGGAGTTGGAATCTGCCCACATACAGTTCTGTTCCTGCTGGCAATGACGGGAAAAAACTCAAACCACATAGACTTACAACAGTATCAGAACCAGCGGTAGATGGACCTATCTTGGTTCTGCTCACTCGATACCATCCGTCACCAATGTCTTGAATTGTCGCCTGTGCCTGGTCGAGCGTGCCAAGACCATATATGTACGCTCCTATGTTAGAAGGAAGAGGGGTTCCGTCTACTTTACGAACACAAACACTAAAAGTCCATGCAATTGCAGTGCGAGTGTCCCGCCAAGCAACATTATTGTTTCTATTGTCGATATAAAAGTTTGCGTTGGCTGCCAAAGTGATTTTATAAACTTCATCCGTTCCCAAAGCGGGTGTTCCCGCTTGCTGAGTAACACGAACCGCTGACAGATTACTGCCAGGATCTCCACGCAACGACACAGGATCTACAGGCTTCAACACATTTATAGGAGTAGGAACAAAACTCTGGTCGCGCAGCAAGTCTGCGCTAAATCCAGAAAGATACTCACTCACACAAGCAGTCTTACCCGCATCAAACGAATAGATCAGATTCTTGGAAATCAAATAGTCTTCCGTGTTTGGAGGAGACACAGAAGCAACCCTGCGTCCAGTGGAGCGCGACTTGTTCAGTCCCTGATCTCCGTTCAGGAACACATCAATCTTGTTTTCAGAGTCACGAACGGCTTCTCCGACACAGATGCCCAAGCACGCTCCCGACACATGGGGATCGTACACGATGGTGTTCTGAAGCACGCCTGTCTGATCGCCGTATGGACGGAACCCAAACACTCCTGCTGGAGGCAGTGACGCGCCAGGATACATCACCGTGCCATTGGGAAGAATGCTGTAGTACGCACTCGTCTGCTGTGCGGCTGTTCTGTCCTGTTCGTTGTAAGACCTACTGAACAGCACCGAGTCAAACCGCACAGATGGATTAGCCGAAAGATCACAGTTCGTGTTGCGTGATCCAAGCAGCCCATATCCAAAACTCAAGCCGTCACGGGTGGATTTGTATACCACGAAAATGTCTGCATCATCGGTGATCTTCAGTGGACGCTTGAGGTATAGGTGCTGTCCCGTGAGCATTGCAGCAGCACTGCTGCCAGTGCCTGTGGTGTATCCGAGTCCAACCACGCCACCGAGGGTCGCACCCGCGTACACGGAAGCAGGAGCAAACACGATTCCACCGTTGAACGAAATGCCTGTTGCACCACCGAATCCTGCTGTTTGCAGAGTGGGGCGAAGTTTGTCTAGCGTTACTCCTGCGTACACACGAGCATTCATGTTTGTAGTAGACACAAAATTCGGGACAACAGGATTTCCGTTATACGAAAGGTTCAAAAGAGTAACTGATGTTTTTGGATCACTAGAAGAGGCGTTTGCAAAAAATGAAGAGTCAAAGTAGAATGTGCGTCCATATCCCGCAAAAACGGTTCGCTTTACAACTCCATCAACCCGATACACGATATTTGGTTCCGTGTACTCTACCTCAAAAACAGTATTATCGTAGGCAGAATAGTTACTTGTCGCAGTAGTAAGGTTCGTCTGTTGCGTACCTGATTCATACGCAATATATCGCCTTGGTATGGTATAAACTGTACTGCTTGACCCATACGAGTACACAGCGTAGTCGATATTGTCATAGTAATTACTTGCAGCAGGATTGGCGGCAAGTCCCATCATAAACAGACGACCGTGTGTGAACCCCCCACACAATCCGTTTGCCACGAAAGCCAATTTAGTTACTGGGTTTGTGGAGCGAACGGATTCGTTAAAATATCCACTTGCGGCTGTTTGTGTGATGTGCGCCACACCGTTCCACTTGTCCCATGTCGGTGGCATCGCGTCATTTCTTGATGGTGAAGCGTCCCTCCACACATCGGCACTCGCACCATTCACCACAGAACCACACACCCCGATGTTCTCTGGCTTCAACCACAAGACCAGACCAGGAATGGTATCGGGATCTGGTCCGCGTTCGTGACCGAGCCGCCATGAAGCCGTGCTGCCGAGCGGTGCGCCGATGGGATTGTGAGAAGTTCTTCCGCCTTCAGGAACATAGCACCAAGTGTAGCCCAACGATGATCCCACGAACACAGTGCCGTTCGCGGTGGTAGTGCCGTTGGGTCCAACCTGTGCGGTGCTGCCGATGTACGGGTTGTATCCAAGCGGATACAGGTCGCCTGTTGCGCCCAACCAGTAACCGCTTGCGGTCACTCCGTTGTTTCTCAGGTCAATAGTTGTGCCAGTGGTGTACGGCGTGTATCGCCCGATCACGGGAACTTCGTAATATGTGGCTTGGGCAGAAGAGGTCAGAGCGTTGTCCAACTCGCTCTTGAACAGCACCGATCCGAACATCCTCATGCCAGCAGGGTGAATGATGCTCTTCAGCAGATCAAAATATGTCTCAAACGAGACTTCGCCCTTCAGCACATACGAGAAGTCTTGGTAGTAGTGTCCGTCCTGTATCTTCTTGTTTGACGAAATCTTGCCGCGATTTCCCGCAAAGTATCCAGGATAGTTTGTGACGGCACTGCGAACCGCAAGCACCCGAGCAGATTGCGCTCCGCTCTCGCTGAAGATGTTCAGTACAAGGTCGCCAGAGTAGTTGATTCCAGAGTTTGCGATGCCAATCTTCTTGACACCACCCGCAAAACTCACTTGATCAATCTTTGCAGAGAAGCCCACTCCGTTTGCGTCAATGACGGTCGCCGTGTCTCCGATGCGATATCCCTCACCAGCATTCTCAACAAAGAAATCGCCAAGCACGGAGTACGCAACTTCCTTCCACTCCTCGTCACCGTTCGCAATATACACTTCCTGACCAGGCAGGAAGGTGCCGTTGATGTCGGAAATGAAGAACTCAGTGACGGGCAATCCGTTGAACGAGTACTGCACAACGCTCTCAATGAAAGCACTGGCAACGAGTTGCGTTCCAGAATACTGATTGAGTTGTCCGTTGTTGCCGCCGAAAAGTGCCGATCCGTTGGAAGAAGTGGTCTTGACGGATTTTGGTTCCACCCACTGTCCGTCCGAAACCTTCAGGATGTCTTCCTTTGGATAGTAAATCTCAAGGTCGCTGTCGTACAGTATGCGGAACAGGAACTTGTACGCGCTCTCCGTTCCCTTGTTTCCGTAGAAGTCACGGATTTTCTTCAGAAGGGTGTTCTTGTTCGGCTTGTTTCCGCTTGGATTAGTGGCAAGCACTTCGGGGAAGGTGAGCAGATAGGTGTTCTTGAAGTGCGAGTAGAACTCGTCAAGGCTGCGGTCTGAATCGTAGATGGTGTCCAACTTGCCAAGCACATATCCCGCGTTGTCCTTTTGATCAAGCCACTCGTAGTATGCCTTGATGAACAGGACAAGTTTCCGATAGTCCGTGCGAATGAAAGACGGAAACTGCTCTTCAATGAACGGAGACAGTATGTCTTCCAGTGCCTCGGCTTCGGTATTGAGGATTATGTTCTTGGGATCCATCTATTACGCTTTCAGGTTCTGCTTGCGGTTCGTTTGCGACTGAACGCTCAACTTCACGGAATCAGAGTAGCCTCTGTTGATCCGCACGATTTTGTTCTCAAACACGAAGATGTCCTCGTTGCGTGGCTCTACGGTGATCGTGAACAGCACCGATGTGCTTACGGGAGCGAACGCCGAGTTGAACGCGATCTTTCCGTTGTCGTAGTCCACGGTTCCGATGCGCGGATACACGGTGTAGATCGTGCCGCCGCTGTTCTTTGCAACAAGATTCAGTATTCCGTTGCCGTCATCATTCACGAAAACATCGCTGATGACAGTTCCGTCCGTGTCCACATGGGAGAATGTGGAAGACGAAACAATCGTGGAGTGACCACTGTGGGGATGATACAGGGGATTTCTGAAATCCACGGTGAATCCCTTTGACAGCACCAGTTTGCTCAAGTTCACGGTCTTGCGAATCTTGATCTTCGTGTCGTTGCTCAAGATGGACGAGTCAAGGCGGTTCAGCCCTTCCGTGAGTTTGGACAGATAGAAGTTTGAACCGAATCGCTCAAGTGTGGTGGCGGAATAGGTGAAGATGTAAGCCACCATGAGAGCCTTCAGGGTTCCGACTCCGAGCGATGTGCGGGTAGGATCGTATGTGACGAGCGAGTCAATCACGAGATCAATGTAGTCGGGATCCACGATTTCGGGCGTGACCGTGACCACCGAGCGGTTTTCCTTCAGCGTTTTTGCAAGACTGCGCTTCTCTTCGGTGGTAAGCGCGGTTCCCGTGCGCGGCTTCACGGCAACGAAAACCTTGCCATACTGCGGAGGAGTTACCGTTTCTCCTCCATAAACATATACCGAATCCGCAGCAGGATAGTCCTTGATCACGGCAGCGGTATAGTCATCCTCTGTGACCGCACGATTCTGCGATTGATAGAAGCGAGGAGCAAGGAACTTGATCTTGGAAACGCTCTCTTCCAATGCACCACCAGAGGATGCGCTGAACACGCCGATGTTTCCAAGACCAGCAATATTGGATGTGAACGATTCAATGCCGTTGCCTTCATCACCGTTTGTTTCAAGATACTCCACGATCACGATGTTTCCTGCATCTGGCTGCTGACCGAGGAAATCGTCACCAAAGAACAGTTCATACATCCCCGACTCCTTCTCCTGAAGGAAGAACACCTTTGAAGTGGGTGTCAGGTCAATATACGATTCCGAATATGTCCATGTGTCCTCTATGCCTGTGTTGTCGTTTGCCGAAGCCTTCACGCGCACCTTGATGGTGCTGGTGTCAATCTTGTCATTCGGGATGAGCAGCACGGAAGACGGCTTCTTCGTTGGGTCATACACATAACTCATGCGGCGCAGGGTTCCCTCGTAGACCTCCACATCCTCAAACTGCTGCGTTTCGGAGTTTGCGTAAACGGTGTCAAGCAGCACGAAACGGTACTGCGTTCCTGCAAGATCGGTTCCCACGAACTCGGATCCACGCGCAAGATAGGTGCTTTCCGATGCGCCAGCGGCAGAGATGCCAAGCACGGCTTTTGCTGATCGGCGTGATGTCGGAACATATCCAAGAGTCTTTGCATGAGAAACTACGGACGGACGGAGAGCCGCGCTGTCAAGGAACATCTCGTTTGCCACCATGTTTGCGTAGAACGCCTGATAGTGGGTGTTGTATGCCAGCACATCAAGCACAGTGGACAGCACCGATCCGTCAAAGTTGTAGTCTTTCAGCGTTTCCTGCGACTGCAAGAACGCCTTCAATGACGATTTTGCGTCATCAAAGTCAAGACCCACAATGTTGAAACTGTTCGTGTTAGCCATCAGCGCAGCCTTTCTAGTACGACAGATACCCTGTCGGTTTTTCCAACGCCTATCACGGAATATTCAACATTGACGGTGTAGTAGTTCTGATCAGGATTGGCAATCACATCAACCAGCACATTTCCGACTCGCGGCTCATGGCGGTTGATGGTTTGCAGAATGCGGTCGCGGATCTCCATCGTGGTGATGGCATCAATCGGTTCAAACAGGAGCGGACGAAGCGATCCGCCGATGGTGGGCTGAAACAGCCGCTCTCCGAAAGATGTTGACAGCAGGCACTTCAGTGCCAAACGGACAGCACCATCGTCCCGAACCGTGAGCAAGTCGTTTGTCTTCGGACTGCGCGTGAAGTTCGGGTCTATGTCAGAGAATACTGGCTTGGTGCTGTTGCTCGTTATCCGTAGTGCCATTACTTATTTCCCTGATTGTATGACAGGTATGCGTTTATGTTCTGTGTGCTGTCTTCTATCAACTGCTCCAACGACTGCTGCGTGATGCCTTCCTTCTCAATCTCATCCAGCGAATCCGCCGAACACCAGTGGCAGCACAGGAATCCCATCGGAGTAAGTCCGTCCATGCACTTCAGCGGTACGACACTGAAGTATTCTACGCTATTTATCTCAAGTCCAGAACGAAATGCGGACGGCTGTAGGGTGTCAACCTGTATTATTTTCCCTGCCCGTTCTTCCATCAGGGGAACGATATCCATGTATCGCGTGAGCAGCACATCCTGCGATTCAAGGATCATGCTCTGCGTGGGGGCAGCGCACGACTCATGGGTCACCGAAAACCGCTTGATGGAGGTTCCGTCCGCGAATGAACCACCGTTGTGGAACTGAAAGATCAAGCAACGGCAGGCGCGAACCGTGACCCGCAGTTCAGTAAGCATTTCGTGTATTTGGGTGTGGGCTTCCACGAACCGCCGCTCCTTCTGCGGACTCCACATGGTTTTTTTCTTACGCAGGATTCCCCATGCACCGATTCCTATGCCAGCAAGCAGCACCCCGAGCAGTTCTCCGAATGCAAGGGCAAAGTCTCTGAAAGAACTCAAAAAATCAGCAGCATCTTTCATCGGTAGCCTCCAAATCCTGTGGGCGTACCTCCACGAACTGCATTCAAGAAATCTGGACTCACAAGACTGCCGTTTAGCGTGCTGCCCAACTTGAAGCACGGATCGGTGTTTGCCTCATTTATAAGATTGGCGAGCGCATTGATGCTCGTATATTTTTGAATAAAGTCTGCTGCCTGATTCTGTAGGGCTTCTGCTGCATCCATTAGACCTGCGATTGCGCCGTTTGCAGCGTCCAGTGCGCCCGCCGCCTTGCCTAGAGCCTCCTGAAACTGCCTCACGGCATCGGCGGTTGCGGTTCCGAGGTTGTTGTCGGAGAACTGATTGAGTATTTTTTCAAGATCCACATTTGCCGCGACCGCATAGTTGATGGACAACTGACCGTTCTGATTCACGACATTCAGACCCACCCCGATGTCCAGACCTTCTATTCCCAGAGCGCACTGCATTTCCGCAAACAGGCTCAACGAACTGATGATGTTGATCAACTGATTGGGATCCGTGAAACGATTGCACTCGTTCTCAAAAGCATCAACGCGATTGTCAAGCACATTGATTGCGCCTTTTACCCGATTGAGTTCGGGAAGTGCGGTGGTAAGCGCATTGGTGGGACCACCCACCTGTGCAGCCTGTATGAGTTGTTCTATCCTGAATGCGTTTGCGCCACCCAACTGCCGTGCTATACCAATAGCAGCAGCGTTCGGATTACGCAACATCTCGTTCGTCAATCCGAAATTGAGAATTCCTCTTTCGCCGTCAGTCAGGGTTTGCTTGCACGGACAGTCTGCCATACGCTCTCCTTTATTGAACAGAATATTTAGGTATGATGACAGACGATGTAACGAGCCACGCGCCACCATCGGAGTCCACCGTCAGTGGTCGTCCTGTTTCGCTTATGAGCGTCAGACCAGGCTTTGGAGTTATTCTCCACACATACCTGCCTGCGTTGTCGCCGCCTGCTGCTTTCGTGCCGCTCACCACATAATCCGTCTTGAAGGAAATGCGACTCTTCGTAACCACTTCTGGCGAGAAGCCGCCGAGTAAGTCATTCACTTCGGTCATTATGGCATTTAGTTCAGAGCAACTAGTGTCATATATGCCAGCAGGAGCATCGGCAAGAGCATCCGTTGCATTAAAGAAATAGAAGTGTTCTGCGCCCATGACCGCAGAGTGACGAACAAGTTCATAATAGAAATTTTCGCCACTACTAGGAGAGTTTGCTTGCCCCTGTGTTATGCCAACCACATAAGCGGAACTAGGCTTCAGTGCCTTGGATCGCAACCACGGTCGCAGTTTATCGTCAGGACTTGTCCGTCTAGCAGCCCTGATCTGCTGCATATCCACCAAGAAACAGTTCCATATGCTGTTTTTAAATGTTGGCAAAGCCAATGTCGTGGCATTTGTTTCGTTTCTGATGATGCGGGTATCATCATACGGATCAATTACCCAAGCAAAATCAAAATTCCAAGAGCAATAGAGATTGGGAGAACTGCTGTCTCCAACAGTTTTTTCCTCAAATTTCGGATGCCCATACACATCGTATGCCCAATCGCGGTCTTTCGTGGCATAGCATCGGTAGTTGCTCATGCCGATGTCAGGATAGTGTTCCTTTGCCGTATCATGGAAACAATAGGTGAGACTCGCGTTTCTTATGGACGCAAGACCACCGTTCCAATAGATGTAACTAGGATTCTTTTGCGGGTGCCGCGTCGTGGCTGCCTCTAGTGCGCTGTTGTTTGGATACTTTCCGTCCTGCTTCAGTACGGTATTGAGAGGTCGTGCGCCATACCACTCCTGCTCTGCGCGAGGATCGGCTTGCATTGTCTGTAGTGCCACTTTAGCAAGTTCCGCAGTTGGCTGTGCGTTGAACGCATCTGCGGGAAATCCCTCGGTATCAAACACAAGATAATCAATGTTCGCGCCGCGCTGCTTCAGTCCCGAACACATGACTTTCCAATCTTGATATATCTGATTTATGGCGGTGGCTCCCCATATAGAGGCAAGTGTCCACCCGCTGCCCTTGAGGTTGTCTGATCTGCGATTGAAGAGAAATACTCCGTGAGCGCGATCTCCATATATCGCAAAATTACTGGCATTGTATGTGTTGTAGTCGCCAGGAAACTCTGGCGGATTGTTTGCCAAGAAGGTGTCAATGTCTGCTCGTTTCTCGGTCGGACTAGCGTAGTACACATATCCGCCCCAATAGTAGACTGGAGCCAACACTCGCATACCCTCTGGCAGGGCATTCAGTCCGTTCACAATCCCGTTCATTCTGTCTCTGTATGCAGCAACGGTCTGAATTTTGGAAAAGTATTGGGTGGCAGAATCGTCAATATACGACTGTGATGCATTCGGCGCAGTCAACCATATCAGCGGCTTCACATATTCGTATCTGTTGAAATCATCCGAAGTCAAAAGATCGGCACTCGCACTTTTAGTGGTCTTTCCCGTGACAGGAGCATACCAAGTAGCAACCCATATCGGTCGCGGAGTCTCGGGAGGAGTATACGAAAACTGTGGAGCAACACCAGGATTTCTGCTTTCCGTGCCTCTGCTTGATGTTCCGACCGTGAAGGTGGACGAACCAGTGGCTTGGTGTCCGCAACTGGCTTGGCTTGCAGATGTGCATACAGGAATACCGTTGATCAGGAAACTCGGAGTTCCGTTTAGCATCACTGCATTGCTGTGTTCATTCTTGCCGTGACTCTGCACGGGATTTCCCTGAACGGCTACAGGCAAGCCATCCAAGAAAAAATCTGGGTTGCCGACCTGAATCGTGCCGCCCGCCGTGTCAAGATATGCTCTAGAAACTCCATTGCCTGGCATTACAACTCCTTAATATGTTCCGCCTTCAATCACTGTGGTTCCAAGACGATCACCTAGCACGACAAAGCCAGAACCCTCGTCTTCGGGAATGTAACCTGATGTCTCCGCGACATTGCACACATACGAAACACCGTTTCGCTCCACGACATCGCCGTACACATAGACCTCGTAGTCGGACGAGCCTTCCACATACTTTCGGTGTCTTCCTCTGTAGTTCAAGAGCCGCCTCCCTTTACATCAACCCGTGTCGGAGTGACCGCTGGCTTGCCAGAGTTTACTTCAATGCGCTTGCCCTGCTGCAACACCATGACATTGCTGTCGGTGATGAAAGATATGGAGCGTCCCGAGAATCCGATGTCGCCGTCAGCGTAGAACTCCATCTGCTTGCCTGATGCTTTCAGCGCACCCTCAATCTGAAGATTCACATCATTGCTTGCCAGTATGTTCGTATTGCCGTTTATCTGTATGTTGCCGCCACCGTTGATGGTGAGATTTATGGCACCGTCAACGACAAGGTTCAAGCCTTCGCTGCCTGATATGTGAACCTTCTTGTTGCCGTGTATGATTTCGTAATCATCGCCCACGATCCGCTGTACGCGGGTTCCGTCTGGACTCGTTTCCCATCCGTTTCCGATTTCAGTGAACGATCCTGACTTGTGGAAATGGTGTATTCGCTCCGCGCCTGGCGTGTCGTCCCATTCCTCAATATGTCCGCTCTCCGTGTAGCGAACATGATTCTTTGGATATTCTGCTGCATAAGGAGTGGACGGCTCGCTCCACTTGGATGCGCCCTTGATGTCTGGAGTGCTTTGGATGTCCTTCTGTACCGTTGAAGTCTTGTACGCTGCGACAGTGGACTTCATCTCCTCCTTGTCGCTGTTTCGCGCAAGGCGGTTCGTGTCCTGCTCTCCGATCACGGACACACCAAGCGGAAACTTCTCGTCATCCACATCACTCTGCTTTGCAGGATACCGTCCGCTGCCATCCGCAAAGCCTTTCGTTACATCGGCTTCCTTCAGTGGAACACCGCCGAAAGACCCGATGATCACGGGATCCTGCGCGTCCTCGCCGTCTCGGAAAAATCCGAACACATGGGAACCCACAAGCAGTCCCGTGGGAGACTGCCCTATTCCTGAAAGAGCAGCACTGGTGATGGGCTGCATGGGATATGCCCACGGCAGGCATTCGGTCGGCAGTTCAGTCTTGTCATGGACATGGAATCCATAAACACGAACGCGGCACCGCCCAAGATACAGGGGATCGCCCACATCCTCTACAACGCCGTGCCACCACACGAATCCGTCTTTTCCTAGGAATCCTGACATTACACCCCCATGCCGTTTCTAGACAGTTCCATCTTGCAGGAGTACGCTGTGCCGAGAGTGTGCTTGATGCTTGTCACCAAGTATTCACCGCTCAGGTTCTTGTCGTCCCGATCCTGAATCGCCGTGACATCCGACTGCGGCTTGGGAACCCGAATGCGAACCACATCACCAATACGGCGGCGACTGTCTCCGAAAACCTGCATCACCAGTTTCTGCGTGAGGAACGCATTCATGTGATACTTGCGCTTCAGGAATACCGACTCGGTTTGAAAGTTGTCAATGATCTGATTTCCCTTTGTATGTACAGTGTACGGAGTAGACGGCATATAGAAGTACGCTCCACCGCCAGTCTTCAATGCATTTTCTAGAGGTGCATCACCTTTTCGGATTCTCTGCACATCGCCCAACTTCTTCATGGAATCAAAAACATCTCCCTCGTAGAACTGCATATGACGATCTTCTTTTCTCACCAGATCGTGAACCTGCATACGAGCAGCGACCAGACCTGTTATTATGTTTTCAGCCGCATCAAATCGTGACAGTTCCTCTAGTTTCTGAATCTTGTGATACCGATTGGGCAGAACGCTGCTGAACCCGAGTTCCTGCTTTGTGCCTTCTGCGGTTCCGATGTTGCCGATGGTGTACAGATATGTGATGGGATTTTTAGATCCTGCTTCAATGATGGAAGACAGACTCTTGAAGCGGTGACCATCAAGGGTTTCATAGAACATGAACGGGCTGTACTCTTTGCCTGTGGTGGTAAGAGCGCGAGAGGTGAGCCAACTCACAGCCTTGAACGGAGTGTATGCACCAGACAGCACCAGCGAGTAGTTGTCCTTCGTGGGCTGTATTTCAAGACGATCCTTCCACACCGTTTCGGGGAAGTGCTTGCGGAAAACCGTTCCCACCATTCCTGAAACCGTTCCGTTCACCGCGTAACCGCAGTATTGGGAAAAGTTCATGTATCCGCCTTCACTGATGAGATGCAGCACATACTCCTGCGACTTGCCATTTTCAGAAATCTTGTGTCCATCCAACTTGTACAGGCGAAACACGAGTTCCACCATAGGCAAGGCATTCACATCCGTCTTGAAGGCTATCTCTATCTTTTCCTGTCCCGTGATCGGAAACCTCTCGGGAAAGTTGTGGGCATCTTCCACATACACCTTTGCGGTGGTGTAAGGAGAGAACAGGTCTTCGTAAATCTCTATCCGCTTGAACAGGTTTCGCAAGTCCAACTGCTTGCCGCTGACAAGAGAATGCATGGACATTCTGTCAAGGACATAGTTTCCTGCTGATAGGATGTCATTGCCGTGGTCTGCCATTTTATACCCTCAACAGTGCCTCTAGTTGAGCAAGTGCTTCTCTCTTGTAGCGAGGATGCAGGATCTTGATGGTTCTCTTCTGATCATTTATCGTGTTTTCGTATGACAGGTTGCTGACGGCAAAGGTTTCAACTTTAGCACCCGACACACCCATGTACCTACCAATATAAGTTTCCCAGAAATCAACGGTTCCTGCGGTGGACTGATAGGTGATGCCTTGCGTTGTCTGCGGATACTCGTCTGCCGTGTAGCCGATCACGCCCCCGACCAGCGAGAAACTTGAGTTCTGCTGACTCAAGGGATCTACCGTGAACTCATCGTTTGCAGCACAGATACCGCTGCTGTGCTGAAACTCAAAATGATGCACGGCGGTGATGGACGGATCAACGCGGAATATCTGAACTTCGTAGGCGGTTGCGCCGCTCACGGTGACAGTAGCGGTTCCTTCCTGAAACTCGCCACCGCGAACAGTGAGTCGGCAAAGCGTAGGGGTGTAGTCAATCACATCCGAAGAAATGGAGCCTTGCGAAAGCGAGGAACCCGTGCCGATGTACTGACTGTAGAAATATCCATCACCCGTGGTTCCGATGAACACAGACTTGCTGCCGTGCTTGGTCTGCACATACTGCTCCATCGCACTACCAGACTTGTACCAACCGTGATACGGATCCACGATGTCGTTTGTCATCATCACCAGCCAGTGAAACGATGGATCTCCGTACACCCTCTCCGCAATGTGTTCAGGACGCTCTCCGTCCTTGATGTTGTACTCAATGAATGCACCGTCTGTGCCTTTGAGTTCTTGGCTCAACCCAACGCGGCGCAGCAAGTTTGCCACGAACGCAAACCTGAACTGATTGCCGTCCCGAACGGGATACTGCAATATTGGAAACTTTGAGAAGTAAGCCATTAGAAGCCCTTATCTACCGTTTCGCGGGTGAGCAGACCCAACTCGCTGAAGTTGAGAGTCATCGTGACTGCGGTGGGTGAGTTGTCTGCGAATGTGCTGAATATGGAGTTTGGTGTGTAGTCGATTGATATACTAGTAAGCGAACATCTGCCGATCTTTGGTAGGTATTCGTTTTCTACGAATCCTGCGGAGTTGGGATCAGGATTGGACGACAGGAACCTGATTTCAAACTCGCCAGGAGTACGCAGCACGATCTGAACCTTATTCTCTTCTGCCGTTCCCTGCTGATCGCTCATCGCAGGATGGGCATGGTAACGGAATGTCTCAATGATGTCCCGTATGGCATCCACTTCAGTCCTGTTGCGTGGATAGAACTCCCAAGCGAAAGAAAAAGTTCTGAACTCTTTTTGCCTGAACAGTTTTTCAAGACGAGGATTGATCACTGTTCCTCGCGCTGCCTGAACAGCACCTGGCGCAAACTTGTCTCCGATCAACTGTGCGCCTGCCCCGACAGCCTGCCCTGCCACGCTTGACACATCGCCACCAAGCGCATCAAACACTGCGCCTGCTGCTGCCTGATTGCTGTCCTCATAGACAAACGAGTCTTCGTTGTTTACTTTCGTGCAGAACGGAAGGTAAACCGAAACCATCTGATCGTATACCGCTTCTGTTGAAAAGTTCTTGGCAAGTTCAACGCCGCCAGCAGCCAGTCCTGCTCCTGCTGCTCCACCCGCAGCCGCTCCGATTGCGGCACCTTTCCCGCCACCAAACAAGAATCCAAGCAAACCACCTGCGGCTGCTCCCACCGCCGCTCCCTTTACTGCGGACTCACCCACGCCTGTTCGCTCAATGTTTTCACTCAAGCGATTCTGCACAAGCAGCCGTTCCTGTTCATCCATACCAACCTTGCCTGCACCGTTATTCAGTTCCGATTCGATGCTAGAGAGTCGGGTCTGCTCTGAAATAATCGTCTGCTCCAATATCTGCCTGGCTTTACCAGGATTCGTCTGCAACAGGGTCGCAATGCTGTCTGTTCCGTTTGGATCCACGATCTTCAGGGTGTTGGGATCAACCACCATACTCTCAAGCGCGGCAATGCTCTCGTTGCTGAGAGGAGAGCGATACAGCGACTCTGGCGTGAGATCACCACCATCTATGAGTCCAGACAGCGTTTGCAGATTCTGAATGGTCTTTTTGGATTCCGCCTTGGCATTTTCCAATCCCTGCCGCAAGTCCTTGGCTTCCCACCGCCAGAACACCTTGAACTGCATGACATGGGGAACCTGTGCGCTTCCGATGTCTATGGGATACCGCAGAACCGATGGGCGAATGCGGGAGCCTCGGGTCACTTTCGGAGTTCCCTCAAGTTGTCGCAGAACCTCATCACCAATCTGATCGTTGTACACCTGCTGACTGTACCGCCCGTTGCCGTACCGATTGGTGGAAATGAACGGCTTTCCACTGGAAGTGAAAGCAGGATCAAAAAGGGATTGTGGTATGGCTGACATGGGCAGTTCCTTTTGAAAATCGGCTACATATTTATGTATGGCATACAAAGGCAAATTTCAGCCAGACAACCCCTCCAAATACATTGGCGATCCCACGAAGATCGTCTACCGTAGTATGTGGGAGCGGAAGTTTATGAAGTTCTGCGACAGCAGCGCAAATGTGCTGCGATGGGCATCCGAAGAAGTGGTGATTCCGTACATGAATCCGCTAGACAAGAAGCCTCATAGGTATTTCGTTGATTTCTTGGTAGAGATACGCACCGCCGAAGGCATCAAGACATGGTTGGTGGAAATCAAGCCCAAGAAGCAGTGCCGCGAACCCGAGAAGCGAAAGCGGATTACCAGAGGCTACATCACAGAAGTGCAGACATGGATCACCAACAAGGCTAAATGGGACGCGGCTAGACGGGTATCGGAAGCCAAAGGATGGGAGTTCAAAATATTGACCGAAGACGACCTCTTCAGGAAACCCCAATGACCGAAGACGAGATGAAGGCTGACTTGCAGGCACTGCTGGAGGAAACCACCTCTGTGCTTGGTGCCACAGATCAGACATACATTCAGTTCGTAAAGATGCTCCAAAAGAGCGGTCAACTATCCATACCCAATCGCCTTTTTGATGGACAGATGGTGTTCTTCAAATACGAGCCAGTCAGCGATTCTTTTGTTTCACGAAATACATATTACGATACATTCCCTTTGGTGTTGATAACGGATGTGTATAGAGGGGGATTTGAGGGAGTGAATCTGCACTTCATCGCACCAGATTTTAGAAAGTTCTTGTTTGACTCGGTGATGCGAGGTCTACCGACAATAAAAGCAAACGAAGAGTGGCGAACTCGTCTGCGTGTAGACTACGACCGTTTGAATGCGCGAAGACAGTTCAAGTACTTCAAGCCGTGCTACAGACGCTATCTGTGGAAAGGCATGAGACGGCGACCCGCAGTGGTTCCGTTCAGTCTGTGGGAAGACATGGTGGCATCCAACACTTCACGATTCAGCGGGGCAAAACCAGTAACGGTTTACCGAGACAGCAGAAGCCAAGTATTGCGGGGAGGCAGATAAATGGCATTCGTTCCGTCAAACATCAACGAACTCATAAACAGCATCACTCAAAGCGGATTGGCTTTCAGCAATCGCTATGAAGTGATGATCAACACGCCAGCAGGCTTCGGCACCACGAACATTCAGTTCATCAGGAATCTGATGGTGCGGTGCGACTCCATCACCATACCTGGTCGCTCACTGTCAACCACGCCGTATCGCTTCTACGGTCCTGCGCGGAATATGCCGTATGAACCAATCTACGCAGGAGAGATGACCCTATCCGTGATACTGTCTGCCGATCTGCGTGAGCGCAAGTTCTTTGAGGACTGGATGGATCTTGTGTGCAGCCGCTCCAACTACAAGTTCGGATATTACGATGACTATGTGACAAACTTGGAAATAGCCGTGATGACGAGAGCAGATGATCCCGCCCACCGCTTCTATGTGGAAGAGGTGTATCCAAAGGCTATCGGTGATCTGCAAGTGGCATACGACAAGGACAACGATTTCCTGAAGCAGGACATCACTCTTGCTTTCAGAAAATACACACCCGAATACATTGGATTGGCTCGTCCGACTGCGGTGGCAGCAGAGGAGTTTGTCGGACCACCCGCTCCACAGCAGTTCCTCACATCAAACGGCGGACAGGTGAATCGGATGGGTTACGATGGAACCGTGAATGGATTCTACGATCCTCAAAAAATGCAGTCCATAATGAACACTCCCCGCTGACGACTAAATACATTTGACTCTGTTGACTAAAGGATGAATATGAACACACTGAATCTGACGAATGCGGCTCTACCGCAGTACACCATGACGCTTCCCGTATCTGGCATCACCACGAAGTTCAGACCTTTCGTGGTAAAGGAAGAAAAGGTTCTGCTGGTTGCGCTGCAATCAAAAAGCATGAATCAGATAAACGATGCCATGCGGAATGTGATCCTAGCCTGCACGAACAACTCCACGGACACCCGCAGGCTGTGCGTGGCTGACGCAGAGTACGCCTTCCTGCAAATACGATCAAAGTCAGTGGGCGAAGAGGTAAAGCCGCAAGTGGTGTGTGCAAAGTGCGGCAAGGACACCTCAATCAAGATCCGTCTTGATGAAGTCACCATCAAGCAACGAGAAAAGACAGCAGTGGACGGCACGGTGGTGATCACCGACAATCTGTCGCTTGTGCTGCGGTATCCGTCCATACACGACATCAATCACGATGAGAACGAGGTGGAAATTGCTTTTGATCTCGCAAATAAGTGCATTGAGTCCGTGATACTGAACGATCAGGTTCACGAAACAAAGGACATCAATCCGCAAGAACTGTCAAACTTCGTGGACAATATGCTGCCTGATCAGTTTGCCAAGATCATGGACTACTTGCAATCCGCACCCGAACTACACTATGAGTTCAAGTACACCTGTCCGCACTGCAAGACACCCGCGAAAGCGGAACTGAAGAGCGTGTCTGATTTTTTTCAATAGCCCTCTGTCACAATGACTTGGGGGCATTCTACCAACTAAACTTCAACCTCATGCAGCACCACGGGTACTCCCTTGCCGAAGTAGAGGGGATGATGCCTTGGGAACGAGAGGTATACATACAAATGCTGATTGCTCATCTGAAAAAAGAACGGGAGCAAGTCAGCGGAAAACGACAACTGTGACCTATTTAAGATGAGCCTACGGGGGAGAAATGGCTAAAAAGGTCACCAATGCAGAATATCGAAGAATGATGTCTGCCCGCCAAGAGCGGATCGGCGGTCGCTTTGGTGCGCTCAAGCCTGAATTCAAAGCACCACAGCAACCACCAATACAAACGGGAAACGCTCCCGCAACAGACGCAGCCGTAGCACAGCAAATCGGATTACTGCAAGCACTTATCCGTCAACGGAAGTCGATGGGCATGGAAACTTCCGAACTTGAAAATTATGTCATTGGAACTGCCGACAAGCAGGGTGTGCGTTCCGTGGTAGAAAGGTTCATATCCGAAAATCGCCAAAAGTTCGATCAAGACGATCCTGCTGGAGCAGCCGCGTATCAGTTAATGAAAGAAGCGGTTGTCCTATCCGAAGGCTCGCTAAAAGCGTCTATGGAAGACGCAAAAATGATATACTCTAGGCTGCGGTTTATTCGTGAACTTGCAAAAAAGACAGAGGGCGAACAATCTGATATTGCCACCAAACTAGATGAAATCATCAAGCCCGTAGAAGATCAACTCAAAAAGAGAACATCGTTTGGCGAATTCTTGAAAGAAAAAGCACAGTCATTCAAAAAAACCTTGCCAGAGAGATTGGCTGCAAAGGTTCCTGTGATTGGCGGACTGCTCAGTGGGTTCTTGAAAGATCGCAGAGAAACACTAGAAGACATCGAAAAGTATTCAGGATCTCTCCAAGAAACAATTTCCCGACGCGGAAGAAAAACAAGCGAACTGGACATTGATGATTTGGGCGGTGGTAGCGGCAGGGGTATGGCTGCAAGACTCGGCGGCACCCGTGCATCAGACATTCCAGGTCTTGACCTTAGTGGTGCAGGAAAGGGCGTACCGTCCACACTTGGTGCCATACACAAAGAGATCACTAAAATCCGCACGATGCTGGAGAGCAGGTTCTCACCAGAAAGCGATTCTTCAGAACTGAAGGCTCGTGAGGCAGAACTTGAGGGCAAGGGTGCAGGAATAGTCAAGAAGGCTATAGGTGGAAAAGACGGAGAGAAGAAGGGCGGGATACTGTCGTCCATTCTTGGAACCGTAAAAGACTTCTTGGGAAGCACGATTTCCACCATGCTTGGATCTGGTGTTGGTAAACGAGTAATGTCAATGGCAGGAGGCGCAGCGCGGCTTGCTGGTTCTGCCGTGCGTGGAACAGGGGGACTCATCTCTTCGGGTGTGAAGGCAGTCGGCGGGTTTGCTGCAAAAGCAGGATCCGCGATTGCAAACACGGGTGTAGGCAAAGCCGTTGGTAGCGCAGCATCAAAGGCAGGTGGATTCTTCGGCAATATGTTCGGCAAAGCCAAGGATATTGTCGGAAGCCTGAATCCTGTGAAAGCACTCAGCAGCGGAATAAAGTCCAGTGCAGGAAAGATTGCAAAGTCTCTCGTCAGCATTCCTGGTTTGGGCGCACTCATCAACACTGCTATAGGTGCGCTTAATATTGGATACATAAAGAATGATCCAAACCTGTCTACTGATCAGAAGAAAGAACAGATCGGAAGAACACTTGTAGGAACCCTTGGTTCTGTACTCGGTGGACTTGGTGGTGGTGCGCTTGGCACCGCACTCGGACCGCTTGGCACGATTGCAGGCAGCATCGGTGGCTCGTATCTCGGAGAACTCGTTGCGAACTCTATCGCTGATGCGATTGGACCAAAGGGAATATACGACTTGGTTGAATCCATTCCTGGCGTTGGTTCGCTTATCTCGGTGGAAGACACCAAGGCAGCAGAAGAGGCTGCAAAGATCACCGCTCCTGCTTCACCGAACACCACGGTAGGCAAGATGGTGTCGCAGTATTCCGCAGAGCAAAGCGCACTCGGTGCTGCAAAGGCAGAGGCAGCGGCGGGGACAGCGACCGCAGCACCCACGGTGAACAACTCCGCAGTGAACACTCGCGTGAGCAACATCACGAACAACTTCAACGATGACCTGAAGATTCGCAACAACGAACCCACGCTGAAGACCATGCAGTTCAGAACGGTTCAGATGTAAAAGAAAAAGGCGCACTTTCGTGCGCCTCTCTCTGCGAAACCGAAGGGGATTTAGTCTTCGCTTGCCAACTTCTCAAAGTAGGACAGAGCGTCTTCCGTGTCATCGTCATCGGTCTTGACGGCTTCCTTCACGGGAGCAGGCTTCTTTGCGGGTGGAGGAGTGGATGGCTTACGCACAGGAGCAGAGTCCTCGTCATCAAACGCAGCCTTCTCCGCGCCACCCTTCGCAACCGCGTCCGATGCAGTTGCGCGGATGTTACCACCAAGAACCTGTTCAAGACGAGCCTTCAGTTCGTCATAGGACTTGAAGTTCTTCGGATCGGTGAACTCCTTCAGGGAGTGCTGCGTCTTCCACATCTTCTCAAGCGCAGAGTCATCACCACCAAGCAGGGCTGACGGAGCAGCAAACTCGCTCTTGTCAAAGTTTGCGTAGCCATCCACCTGACGGATCTTCAACTTGAAGTTTGCTCCACCCCAAAAGTCAAAGGGGTTCATCGGCTTCTCGTCTTGAAACTCGGGGTTCATCGCACCCTGAATCTTCTCAAAAATCTTCTTGCCGTACTTGAACAGGAAAACCTTGCCCTCGTTCTCGGGGTGCTTGGGGTCGCTGACCACAAGCACATTGCTGATGTACGACAGTCGCCGCTTGCGATCACGGGCAATCGCCTTGTCCTTGTCGGAACCGCTCTCCCACAGGAGGTTGTTCATCTCGGACACGGGATCCTTCAGCCCAATCGTGGTGAGCGAGTTCTCAATGTACCAACCACCTGGTCCACGGAAACCGTGGCTCCACACACGCGCCCACGGCAGATCCTCGCCATCGGGTGCGGGAAGGAAGCGAATCTCCGCGTAGCCATTGCCTGTCTTGTCTGTTTCCGCCTTCCAAAAGCGGTCATCCTTGTAAGACTCGGACTTCTTCGCCATCTTGTCCATTTCGGATGCGAGAGTCTGATACGAGTTCTTGGAAGCGGACTTGAGGTCTTTGAATCCCATTGCGTGTCTCCTTGTTGTGTACGGTATGTACGGTGTATGAAGTGTGTGTGACAAACAGTTCAGTCACGACTATGTAGACAGTATAGCAGAGGTCTGCTGCGTGTCAAACAGGAAGTCGCGTTTTCTTCGGGAGCAGATTAAGTTCCTGCCCTTCAGCCTTGATTTTTTCAATGATGGGCTTGCTGAGGAATTTCGCGGCGACCTGTGGTTCAATACCGAACCGCTCGCACACCGCCAGCACAGCGTCAATATACGAAACTTCGTACTTCTTTACATGATTCTCTACTTCACGGGGGAATCGTAGATTGTTGATGTCCATGTCAGCCTTACTTTCGGAAATATACATAGGTAGTACTCTATTTAGAAACGGATCAGCCCAAGACCCTGCACAGCGGAGAATCAAATGGGAGCAACCAGCGACAACTATCAGATTGTTACCAGTGGGATTACTTATACCATAGCCAGCGATTATGTCAAGCCCACTGGTGGTGAAACTGCTCACTTTCAGTTGGTGAAGGTTGCCTACGGTGCAGACAATACCGCGAACTATGTCAGCAACAGCACACCGCTTCC